AATTCTTTGGATAGCAGAAAGAGCAATCTTTCTGAATCTACAAATTTTTCATTTTTTATGGAAAACTACGGCAAACCAAAAGATGGGTTTGATGGTGGTCGCGGTGGTGGATTTGGCCAAGAAGCAAAAAAATCATGGAGACCAACTACACGCGGTGAAGATATATTAATGGGCGACACAGATGATATTGGTAAGGCAGGAGCGCAAGCATTATATCTTGGTGGTGCGGGTTTGTCTTTAATATCTCCCGGATTAACAAGATTGCTCAAAGGAGGAGGATTGAAGTTTGCAAAACAATTTGCTCCAAGATCATTTGGTCGTGCAGTTGCAAAAGGCCCGGGAACAGCAATGTTAACAAAATTTGGTGATAGTATTCTTGGTCAACTTCAACAATTATCCGGTTTTGATGTGACAAATGCTATGTTAGGACAATTGGCACAAAGAAATATAGAAAATGTAATGGGAGGTTCTGGAAAAATGAAATTTGTACTTCCCGGTAGACCAACAACATTGGAAAGAAAATCTAAAAATTAATTTTTACAACAATTATACAATATAAATAATTTTACATCAAAATAAAGGATCCTTTGATTATGAAAAACAATAAGAAAAAGACAATTTCTGAAGCAGCAGCCGAAGCCATGGGCTTGGGTGCAATTTCAGACGGTAAACCAGATTATGATGCCACAGGACGTGGTTCTATGACAGCATCACCAATGGTAGCAGGAATGCCAGCAACAACTCCCGTTGGTGCTCCAGTTGTACCAATGGCCGCACAACTTTCAATGGGTGGTGGGGCGCAAATGTCTGCACCAGCATCTGAAGAAGAATCTGAAGAAGAAGAAGTTGAAGAAACAGAAGAAGATGGTGAAGAAGAAAAAATGAAAATGGAAGCACGTGAACAATTCCGTGCTGGTCTCGTCTCTCTTCTTGGAGAAGAAAATGTAACAGCTGATACTGTAGTTCAACTTGAAGCAATTTTTGAAGCAGCAGTTGAAGACAGAGTTCAAAAGACTGTTGCCATAATTGTTGAAAATGTTGACTCTAATGTCAAAACATACCTAACAGATATTACAGAAAACTTAGTAGAAAAAGTTGATGATTATCTCGACTTCGTAGTAGAAGAATGGATGACAGAAAACGCTGTTGCTGTTGAGCAAGGAATCAAGACACAAATCGCTGAAAACTTTATCAACGGTCTCAAGAATCTCTTTGAAAACCACTACATTGATGTTCCAAACGAAAAATATAATGTTCTTGATGAACTTTATGCAGAAAATAGAGATCTTGAAACTAAGCTCAATGAGTCTTTAAATTACAACATGAAGTTAAAGAAAGAAGTTTCTCTAACTGAATGTGCAGGAATTTTTGTTGCAGAAACAAGAGATCTTGCAGATACACAAGTTGCAAAACTTCAAAATTTAATGGAAAACGTATCTTTTTCTTCACCAGAAGAATACCGTGAAAAACTAGTCAGCATTCGTGAAAATTACATGAATGGTGGCCGTGTTTCACAACCAACAAAGGTTATTGAACCAGAACAAACATTTACCCCAGTAAAAACAGCCCCAACTACATTAGTAGAAAATTACGTTGGTGCTATCGGAAGACTTAACAGAAAAGTTTAAAAATAAATTTTTCTAAATAATTTTAACTCACAGGAGAAAACTTAAAAATGCAATTCGCAGAAAATACACCATATGACGTTTTAACAGAAAAGTGGGAGCCAGTCCTCGGACATGAAGCTCTCCCAAACATCCAAGATGACTACCGCAAGAAAGTAACAGCGGTCCTTCTTGAGAACCAAGAACAAGCCATGCGCACTCAATATCTCTCGGAAGATATGAGCGGCAATGCTAACCTTGGCGGTCCTTCTACATCTTCTCGCTATAACACAGGTAGCGTATCTGGCTATGATCCAGTATTAATTTCACTGGTTCGTCGTTCGATGCCAAATCTGATGGCTTATGACATCTGTGGCGTTCAACCAATGACCGCACCAACTGGATTAATTTTTGCCATGCGCTCAAATTATCAATTCGGTGGTACAGGTACAACCTATGGTAACGCTGGTTATGTAGAAGCCATGTTCCAAGAGCCACAACCATCTTACGGTGGTTCGGGTTGGACCTTACCAGCAGCATTTGCTGCATCTAAGGGTCTCTCTGCTGGATGGAACTTTGATTCCGGTATTACCCCAGCAAGCCTTGATGCTATCCGTGGTATCCTAACTGAATATGGTGAAGCAATTGGTAAGAACTCACCATACGCCAACTGGAACCAAATGGCATTCTCAATTGACCGTGTTGCCGTACAAGCTCGCACACGTGCTCTCGCCAGCAACTACACAGTTGAACTTGCACAAGATCTCAAGGCTGTTCACGGTCTTGATGCAGAGGCTGAACTCGCAAATCTTCTCAGCACAGAAATTCTTGCCGAAATCAATCGTGAAATCGTCAAGACAATCTACTTCGTTGCTAAGACTGGTTCTACACAACCCGATCTTACTGGGTTTGGAAGCGGTGGTGGTGTTTACGATCTTGACGATGACTCAGACGGTCGTTGGTCTGCTGAACGCTTCCGTGGTCTCAGCTTCCAAATCGAACGTGAGTGCAATCAAATTGCCAAGGAAACACGTCGTGGTAAGGGTAACTTTGTAATCTGCGATAGCGATACCGCAGCAGCCCTCGCCATGTCTGGCTTCATGAGCCTCAGCCCAGCAATTGCTCCTCAACTCAATGTTGATGACACACAAAGCACCTTTGCTGGTATTCTCAGTGGTAAGATTCGCGTTTACATCGATCCATATAGCCCAGTTGGTTACAACTTCTTCGTTGCTGGCTATAAGGGTGAATCGCCATACGATGCTGGATTGTTCTACTGCCCATACGTCCCGCTACAAATGGTACGTGCAGTAAATCCTGCTGATTTCCAACCACGTATTGCCTTCAAGACCCGTTATGGAGTTGTTGCTAATCCATTCGTTCTCAACAGCAGCAATCAACCAGACGGATCAAACCTCACACAAGGTTTGAACCAATACTACCGTCTCACAAGCATCAGAAACCTCCACGGTAACACAATCTGATAAACGGTTAAATTAACACTTCGAAAACCTCCCGAGTAATCGGGAGGTTTTTGTTTTACCATAAATAATTCTATGAGCTTATGTTCATCAAATACCAATCCTCTGTACAATAGCTACTTTAGATTAATTTTTGGCAGAGGAACCAGACAGATGGAACTTCTTTGCCAAAGAGCCAATCTGCCGGGAATATCAGTTCCAGACCAACCACAGCCAACAACATTGGGAACAACAATTCCAGTGCCAACTATGGTTGCAAATTTTGAAACTTTGAATGTAGAATTCATTGTAGATTCTGATTTGACAAATTGGATGAGCATATATTCGTGGATAAGAAATATAACAAATATAAAAAATGATACAGAACACAACGCTCTGTATCAGTCATGGCACCATGAAGCAAATTTATTTTTGTATGATCCAACTTCAAATTGTGAAATTTTACGTGCAAAATTTAATTATATAATTCCAGTAAAATTAAATGGATTGGTATTTCAGGCTGACAGTGCAGATGCGATAATTCAAAAGACAACTTGCACGTTTAAATATTCTTACTTTGATCTTTGGACTGGGGATCAGGAAGACCCGGTTCCATCAAATTTAAAACCTTAAATGTAATCTGAAGGATTGTCAGACCAACCTTCTGCTGTATTGGGGTTGGCCTCTGGTTTGTAAGGCAGCTTATTCGTTTCAGGCTTCATCGCCTTGCGTTTCTTGCGCTTGGGAGCAGTCTCGGGGGCTTCTTCCTCCGGAGGGCTTATAGGCGATTCTGCAACAGTATCATCCCAATCTTCATCATCTTCGTCATCTATTTCTACGCCTTCAAAACTGTCTATTAGATCATTTACAAAATTTACAAAATCTGGATTGTTGAATAAATTATTCAATAAAAGAAGACCATCTTCGGCAGCAATATCCTCTTCTGGTCCAGAACTTATGATGGCTTTGGATTCAGTTTGCATGGTCATGAAATAGATTTCATACATTTTTTCCAATTCAATTGCTGGTTCACCAATATAAACGATAACAGATCTTGGAAGATTTACTTCGTGGCCTTTTATATTTAAAAGATAATTTGTCAATTTTACATATTCCACAATTTGATTATTTGGATCTCTTGTGTAATAATTTTCCAGCATTGCTGGAAGCTTAATATTAATTTTGTCTGGCGCAGCTTCGCTCACCATTCCGATTAATTCCTCACCGGAAGTAAGC